GACTAAATCCCCGCAGTCAATAGGATTGCGGGGGCTTTTTATGTCTAGAAGTCCTATTTAGAGACGGTGCCTAGCTTAGTCAAAAGTTCTTTAGAACAAGCAAAAAAAGAGATTCCCTAAGGAACCTCTTTTTATTCTATATGACTATAGAATTATTTTTTCAAGTTGTAGAATGATTTCAAACCACGGTATTTTTTTAGTGCAGTTTGAAATGCGTATATAATAGGAAGAAAACCTATTAAATAAGGATATATGCGTGTAAGATACAGATGGTAAAACTCACATAAAGTTACTAAAGTTTACACTTATTGCCCCTTATTTGCCCCTTTTTTAAATATAAAAGACTTGGCAGCGCAAACTACCAAGCGGCATGAAAAAAACAAAAACATTGAACGTTAAAGTCCAAAAGTACATATATAGTGTACCTCTATTTAGATTAAATGTCTAAATAAAAACCCCGACTAAAAGTCGAGGACAGTTCGAGAATATTCATCGAAACGACGCCAAGTATTCCGATGAATATGTTATCACTTATAGTAGATATTAGCAAATATAAAAAAGAGCTATGAGATAACCTCGTAGCTCTTTGCCTATGATGGATATTCATTATAACACAAATAAATAAAAAACGCACCAGACCCCGTAGAGTTACTGGCACTTTCCTAGATGTATTATACCAAATAAAAAAAGCCCCAGCAAACGCTGAGGCTCGACCACTACCACCATGATGTCCGAACTGTGGTCTGTCGGGAGGTGATATACTCCTTTTTAATTTTTAGTTTTCGTGGTCTATTTTCCAGTTTGGCCTTGTGTAGCTTGTGCACGTTCTTCAATAGCCTTAACTACTGAGGCACTAGCTTCATTAATTGCCTTAGAGACCGCTGCCGTGTCGTTTGATTGACTATTCAAGAAACGGTCAAAGTCGCCATCATCCAACATCAAATGTTTAGCGCCGTTAGAACGTAGTTCATCCACTGTGCGCATAGCCCCAATACCGAAAACTCGGCCATTAACGACTCCAACATAACCTTGACTTCCTGACGTACTGCGTACTACATAATCCATATTTTCTTCTTCCTCTTTCTTATTCACTAAACTGTCACCATCGTTAATGATAACGACATTCTTATCCAATCCACCAGCTAGACCAGTCGATGTAAACTGCCACCAACGAGTGTGTTCCATGTTCGGGTACACACCCCAGTATGGCTCAGCTCGTACCTCATAATCTGGGTACGCTGCAATCCAAAGACTGTTAGGATAGCGTGCAGTAATCTGATCTACATACACGTTAGCCAATGTATAAGGCTTGTAACTGTAATAGATAGGCTCAAAGCCGTTTGACTTACAAACATCCATGAATGCCAGTGCCGCATTAGTATTAGCTTGCTTGTCTCCACTAGCGCCGTCCTCGTAATCGCATACTAGATAGCGTGGGTGAGATGGCAAGTTACTGATAAAGTAATTCGCTTCAGCTTGTGCCGTTGCAACATCACCACCGAAACGGGCAAAGTGATAGTACCCGATACAGTTACTTGTGCTGGTTTGCTGACCGGCTACTGGACTAACCCAGCCCACGCCCTCGGTCACTTTAATCACTGTGTTGTTAGTGCCACTGGCTTGACAGATAGCCGTTAAGTCGCCTGGTTGATACGCTGACACATCGATAAAGTAATTATCTTGTGCCATGCCGTCAAATGGTAATTCAAACCATCCAACCATTTGCTGAGTTGGTGCATTCCAGTCGATATAGCTGAAATTACCAGCGCTATCGAGGTTTCTTGTCACCTTACGTGTCCAACCGCCATTATATAGACAGTCAGCGTTGCCATCGATATTCTGTTCGACTGTGGTAACTGTGCCGTCTGGGTTTTCTGCGACCACAAAACCGATATGTCCAAATTGGTGATATGGCAAGCAGTTAGTTACCCATACACTGCCCACTGGTGGATTGTTAGCCCCGTTAAAACGTGTTACTTTCAATCCTAGACTTTCAGCACGGCTCAACCCGTCAATGGCGTTCATGTAGCTGAAATCGAGATTAAATAAACCCGCATACTGCAAAACATAATCAATCAAAGCTGCACATTGCCCACCATACGGATTGGTGGGGACGGTGACACGTTGATTGACTAGGCTTTCAAGCGTGTTTAATAACTGTGTTTTCGTTGTCATGTTTCTCCTTTCTATTTCAATAAAATCTTGTTGCTATCTGTAGATTAGACTAGTCCTCACGAGGTGCGTGATAGTTCAATGCACGTTCACTATCTGCCACACCCTTAGTCGTAGGGTCTGTAACGATTCCAAGAATAACTAAGATCACAACGAATGTATTTACACCCTCTTGAATATTGTGCGGGATTTCAAGACCGAATTGCTGCAACATCAAAAAGATTGCTGAGATAAGCGCTACTAGAGTAGCTTTGTTTTGTAAACGTAGTTTAAAGTTAATCATTTTCTGTTTTCTCCTTTTCTTCCTCTTTTTCTGAGGTCAAAATAAATTTTTCTTTATCGATATTCTTTTTAATGTACTTGTCAAAGTATGGGATTTCCACGCCCAATGCTGACAAACTGGCTAAGATACTAGAGCCATAAGCTGCAATCATAGCAAGGATGAAGGTATCTAGCACTCCTCCGAGATTCATAAATGCAGCAAATGGATAGAAGATTGCCACGAATACAATCATAGCGGTATGGCTGACAAGGCCTTTTCTAAATTTAGAGCTTGAAAATTCATGATAAGCCCACGCTCTGGACACTCCAACGGCAATATCACAAGCGATGATTACCATTAACAGGAATACCCAGAGATGGTCGTCAATGCCATGTTCGTAGAAGTCACGAACAACATTGAAGATTCCAAAGATTCCATCTGGTTGTCTCATTTTTCACCTCCAATCTAGAATAGAAAGTTCTTGATAATTTCGTCAGCAATGGCCTTGTGTCCTAAATCGCCCGGGTGACTCGCAACACCGGCATTGGTGATGGTGTAGTTTGAACCATCTGGAAGTCTCAACACCTTGCCCATCTCTGACTTATACTTAGCGTCTTTAGAAAACTGATAGATATCAACGAATGTAACGTCAAGCGGTGCACAGATACGCTTGATTCTTTCCACGAAGTCTGGTGAGGCGTAGTAGATACCAACCCAGTAGATTAGAGCTTTTGGCGATGCCGCCCTAATCCAGTTCACAAGGTTAGGGATGTCTGTTTCAAGGTTCTTCCGTTTTTCGTCGGTATTCAAGTTATCACCGAACTGCAGTATGACAATGTCTGTGTCTGGGCCTAATGATTGCTTCATTTTGCTATCGAATGTCCCACGTCGATTGTTCGGGTCAGATTCCCAATCTGCACCATTCCCGCGCTCAACCACTGCGCTAGGGTTCTTAGATAAGATATAGTTCTTTACAAGTGTGAAATAGTCCTTATCTGGCGCACTAGCAGCCATACCCATCCCTTTGAGCCAAGGATGACTTAGGATCGAGTTACCAAATACCGCTACACGGCTGGGGATATTTGAAACTGTTGACAGATTGCCGTTGTTATCAACTAACAAACGGAATTTAGTACCATTCGGACTGGTAATCATCGGAGTTTTTTTGAAAAGCTCTAATTCAGTAACAATCGGTTCAATCTTATCCGTTTTTTGTTTCAGCGTCTCTACTTTTTCATTAGCACTCTCATTAGCTACACGATAGCTGAATGGAATAGCTTGCCCTGTTTCATACATGATTTTCCCAGAATACCCAGCGTTATTAGTAACATGTTGAGCGTCTTGAATTAAATTACGTTCACCTTTCGAGGCGTACACACGATTGTCATGAGATTCAAAGAATAGCTGTTCACCGAAAAAGATTTCCTTATCCTCACCACGAACGTTAAGCGTATTATATCCCGCTGCAAGCTGTTTCTGGAAGACTCGAGGGGAAACAATCAAATCATTCTGGTCGATGTTACCGATGGCAAAATTGTATGTCCCTGCATCCTTAACATAGACGTTGATTGTGTCAATAAAGCCACGGCTCTTGTCCCATTTCTTGATAGGGCTCATGTATCCGAGGTTATTAATCGTCGATACTTGAGTCGTATCAATGCCAGTAATGTCTGAGCCAAATTGAACTTTTGATGTGTCTGGCATGACGAATGGCACTTTTGAAGCAATGGCACTAGAGCCAAAGTCAAGGTTTTCAAGATAATGAGCCTGAGCGTTTCCGCCTTGGATAACCTTTGTAGGTTCGTCTGATGTCAAACGACTAATAAGGATATAGCCGTTTGCTTCAGGCGTGAAATCTTGATTGACTAAAACGTCTGTAGTAGAGAATGTTTTAAGCTTCTTGCCCGAAATGTCAAAGTAATGCGTAAACACACCACGAACATTTTTTAGACCGTAAGTCACGCCAGCTTGCATGTATAGTTTGGGATAAGTGCCCCAAGTCGGTGCGTCGTAAGTCCCATTTCCACTACCAGACCAAGCCTTCCCGACCTTAAATGTGCGTTCATCAACTAACTGTTTAACAACATTAACGAAACTGAGCTCTTCAGGCTTAACATCTAGTGTCAATTTAGGAATTTTGAGGGAAATATAGCCGTCTGGAAGATTTGAAAAGTCAACGTTTGCCTTCTTCAAGTCTTCAAGAGAAGCGTTAAACACTCTTGCGGTCTCGTCTGGTTTAGAAGATACGTATAGCATGCAATCTTCTGGTGGAATGTACTCTGTAGTGATTAAATCGTCCGTTTCAGAGAACTTTTTAACAAGTCGTCCGCCATCGCTAGAAATCGCAAACGAGAAGATTCCACGGATGTTTGATAGATAATATTTAACCCCCTTCTTAATAGGGATAGGCATGAATCGAAGCCATCCATTAGAAGACCATGTCCCGATGGCTGTGTTGTTCCAAAGGTAAACCGAGCCTTCAATTTTATCTCGTAGAAGTTGCTCGATTGATTCTGTGAAGTCGATATTATCGGCTGTCACTTCATCGACATTTAGCCCTCTGGATTGATAGACACCGCCTTCTTTCCAATGGCGGTCCCCCTCGTTGAAGTAATACCATTTCCCTGTATTACTTGCTACTACGATACCGTTAGCACCGTTTGGATAAGTACGTTGGATTTCTTCCAGCGAGCTAAGCACAGCTTTAGGTGCGTTTGACGAAATGGCATTGAGTTTCGACTCAACCCATTTGGTACTAGCCTTCCCATCAAGATTCTTAGACATGTTGTCAAGACGGTCTGGAAGCGTGTTGTAAGTATCCCTTGACTTCACGACTTCCATATCAGTATTCCCGCTCTTAGCAGCGTCATCATAGGTGATTTCCATGCCTCGAGCAATAGCTTCACGAACATCCGCACCCTTGGTTTTTTTACGGATAGCGTCCACAAGGACACTGATCTTATTAGTATTTTCAAGAGGGGTCACATCGTCATATAGATTCAAGCGTCCCTCTGCTTCATTTTGTGGCATTAAGCACCTCCTAATTCATTTCGTAAACGAGCAATTTCAGCTTCTAGCTCACTGATACGTTGAGCACGCTCTTGTTGACTCATATTAAACGCTGAGAGTTTAGCGTCGTAATCAGCCTTAGCTACATTGTAGTCTGCAAGGGCTTTATTATAAGCTTCACGTTCAGCATCCGTCGCATTTGCCCCTGGAGCTGTCGGAGCTTTTGGTTCAACAGGTTTAGACTGACTAGCAGACCTAAGAGCAGCCAATTGAGCGTTCAATTGTTCAAGTTTCTTCTGCTTAGTAGCTATTGACTGGTCTAGCTTGAGTTTTTCAATCGAGCTATCAGCTTCTTGCGTTTGCAATTGGTAGGCTGATAATGATTGAGATTGTGAACCGATGGTTAAATCAACCGTTTGGGGATTGAGTATATCAATTTTCTTTTCCAAGATTTGCAGTGTTTCAATCCCTGACAGTGGTGCATTGATAATCTTGTGCTTGTTCCCAATTCTGAACTTGCTATATCGACTATCAATCAAGTAACGTTCAACTGCTGAAATCGTCCATTTAGCCAGTGCAATCTTCTGATTCCTCAAATACTGCTTGCCACGGGCTAACAGAATGCTAGGATTGTCGATTTCTGTCCATATTACTGATTTCCGAATAAAGCCAAACTCTTTTATCAATTCTTCGTCGGCCAGATACATTTTTCCATCATTAACGCTTCGGATGTCAAGCTGCGCCCGTGTCACGTCCGGACTTTGGTCTTCCTCTTGCCCTTGGTTTTGGCTCTGCAAGTCCGCACCGATTGGGACAATGATTGTAGCGAGACCATCAAAATCAACTTCACGGCTCGCAGATTTGATGTTTTGGCCTAGCTTGATTGGGCTTTCTTTGGTAACTCCAATGTCTTTAGTCCAGTCAACATACAATCTCGTATTAAACTCTCTTAGCGTGAGATATCCGCCGATATTATTAATAATCCGCTCTCTCACAGTGTCCCAGCTTGAATCATATCCAATATAGCGGAAAGGGCGGTCTGATTTACCGTGTACTGTAATATTTCTAGGAATTATTCGTTTGAATTCCTCGATTTGAACGTTTGCAGAATCAAAGATTATCTTGAAATAGTCCTCAGCACCCTTATTAGGGAGTTTCTGGAACCATTGAGCAGAATCGTGAAGATATGACAGGAAGTCCTCACAGACAACTTTTTGAACGAATCCATTAGTTGACATCTCGTTAGCCATCGTCAAAACCCTACCGACAAACTCAACTTCGTTATCTCTTAGATTGACAACTTCGATGATTGATTTAAACTGAACCATCTTTTGATACATCGTATGGTCCAATGGGATTGCAAACTCTAGCTCATGGATGCTGTTAACCGCTTGTTTGATTTCACCGTGGACGATCTTATTACCTCTCGGGCTGTATGGGTCGTGGATAACCTTGCGTGTAGCCGTAGTTCGGTTGAGCTTGTCCCAGCGTCTATCAAGAAAGCTAGGCCACCAGTAGATGGCATAGCCCGCTTTTTTCGCTAAGCCAGCCGGGCGCTCTGGAACAGTTATCTTTTTACCATCAAGATACTCTTTTGAGCCGCTTGAAGTAACTACATAGAAGTGAGATTGATATATACCGCTGTCGCTGTTGTGGTCGACAGAATTAATGGTACAGTACCAATCATCTCCCCATTTCAAAGCATCGTACCAGACAAGGTCGTCTTGCCCAGATTCTTCAGACCAGGTCGGAACTTGTAGGCCAGATATGCCATTGCTAGACCTTAAACCCTTAACACGGATAGCGTAGCCTGTGCTACTAATGTTGAAAATTTCAATGCTATCACAAGATACCGTCATGCCATCACCTCATTTGAGTAGTGCATTGCCACTGTGCCATTCCCTTGAGCTTCGAAATAGTTGATACCGATGTCGAGCGTTAGAGCAAAATCTTTGTTCTCGCCTTTTTTAAGATAGTAGATGGTGCCGTTGGCATCTTTTAAGGTGATATCTTCACTGCAGATGATTACTGGACTGATTGATGTATCTCCAGCATTAACGAAATAGACGGGTGTCTTCTTTTTCTCATACCCTAGATACCATTTAGTCCATGTTGAATTATCATTCTCAAAATCAAATGTGTCCCAAACATCATCGAAGTATTCGTCTTCGTGAAATGCGAATGGATAGCACTTAAACACGATGGTAGCAACCAGATTTTTCTTAATCGGGTCGTCAGCTACTTTGATGTGCTTAACCTTGCCCATCCAGTAATAGCGTCTATCGTGCGTATCTCTCAACTTGCGTTGCGTTTTAGTAACCATGCTTGACTTAATCTGTCTTTCAGCAATTTTGCGATTCTCGTAAGTAGTAAATGGTAATTTGAACTCATACGTAATCTCTCTTGACTCAAACACACGTTCACCAAGAGCACTAGAGAAGTCAAGTTCACCTTGCATATAAGGGATAGACTCAACGATTTCTTTCTCGTCTGGCGTTGGTGCTTCACGTTTCTGTAAGTACCAACCAGCGTCACGACTATTAAAATCGCCAAACGCTATATATTCTTTGATTTTAGTAATCATAATCTGTGTCGTCCTTTCAGTGTTTTAATCGTATCAATGGCACTATTGAAGTTATTAACAGTACCACCGACCAAGGCGCCAGTGTCAAGTACCATGTTTTGACCTTGTGCAATTTGTTCCTTGACGTCTACGAGAGCGTCAATCACATCGTTAAGCAAGCCTGCTGAGTGAGCAGCATAGGCTTCTTGACGGGCTGAAATGGTAGCGTCTGGGGTTTTATCTCGCAAGACTTCCATCTTCAACTGACTAGCCATGTTTGAAGTGGCACCCGTTAGCATGGCATTAGCTCGAACATTGAAGCCGTTGACTTGGTCACGGATGAAATCAAGGCTATTAGCTACCTCTGGAGCTGATTCGTCGATACCTCGAGCTATACCAAGACCAATATACCAACCGACTTGGTCACGGAAAAGGTGTGACGGTGAGTGAATTTTGGCTTTAGCTTGCGCTGCACGCTCTGCTTGTGCGACTAGGGCGTTAGCTGCTGCTGTAACTGCTCCAAGGGCAGAATTAAGACCAGCGGCAAGACCTTGACCCATGTAAGCACCAGCTGAGAAGAAAGCTCCATAACCGGCTCTTGCTGCGGCTGCTGCTTGGTTAACCGCTGCTTGTGTAACTGCAACTAATTGCTGTCCGCTTGATTGCATGGCTGAGACCATTTGAGCGCCGCCTGTTCTCACTGCAGCAACGACTTGGTTCATACCGTTTCGGACTGCTGAGACAATCTGATTCATGAAGGCTTGCGTGCTAGCGACCATTTGCATACCACTAGAGCGTAGTGCTGCAGTCATTTGCATAGATCCAGACGTTACCGCTTGAACTGCTGACATCATGCCAGCACTAACTGCCATGCCTAGTGACATCATCGTAGCTTGTAAGGTCGTTGCTGCCGCTCCGACTGTAGCAAATACGCCAGCTAACATCATGACTTGAGCGCTTACCATAGCAAGTCCAGCTCCTGCCATTTGGGCTGAGCTAGCAAGCATAGCAAGCTGACTAGATACCATGGTAGCCATCATGGAAACCATGCTGAAACCAGTCTGAGCGGTCATGAGTTGAGCACCAAACATGGTCACTGCTGAACCTGCCATCATGAGCTGTGATGTCATTTGCATCAAGCTAGTGGCAAACATCATGAATTGAGTGTTTAGCATGGTCAATGAAGTACCAATCATCATGAATTGCGTACCAATGAGCGTTAAGCTAGTACCTAGCATAGTTGAGCTAGTAGCCATCATGGTCATGCTCGTAGTGATCATAGTTAACTGAGTAGCTAACATAGTTAAGCTAGTAGTTAGCATAGTCATGCTTGAACTGATAGAAGTCATGCTAGCAGTAAGCGTCATTGAAACTGTACTGAACTGAGTTAATCCAGTCGCAGCAACCATCAAGGCTGGCGCTAGTGTCATGATTTGTGTTCTAAACGCTGTGATAGGTCCTACAATAGCCGTTAAACCACTGAGGGATTGACTAGCTTGACTAGAGAACGTACTAAATGCAGTCCCAGCGGTAGTTAGCAATGATTGCAAGTTAGTGAATGATGATTGGATAGTTGTAATCGTGCTTGAGAAATGGCTTAAACCTGCAACAGCACTAGATGCTGAACTAGACACCTTACTCATACCATTACCAAGCTGAGTCATACCAGTACCAGCTTGAGCTAGCCCTGCTGAGTTGTTACCGATAGAGCCGACGCCTTTGGCCACTGCTGCAAGAGATGCAGCCATGTCTCCTAAGTTGGTATTAGTAATCTTAACGACACCATTAGCAAGTTGATTGAATCCAGACCCTGCTTTTTGTGCGGCTGTACCGATTGAGTTGAACACATTAGCCAAACTATTCAATACACTACTAATTGCACTGCCAGCGGATGTAATCACGCTTGAAACACCTTCAAACGCTGATTTGAGACCGTTTCCGATACCTTGAGCCGCTGTGCTGATTGATGTTCCGACTGATTGCACTACACTAGCAATACCCTGCAAGGCTGCTCCGATAGCTGAACCAGTAGCACTAATAATGCTTGCCACACCGCTGAGAGCTGTACTAATAGCCGTACCGATACCCATTGCAGCCGTAGCGATTGCCATTCCTGCTGCTGACACAACCGACGCAATACCACTAAAAGCAGCACTAATCACACCACCAATTGCTGTGATGATAGGTACGATTTGAGTGATAGCTGTCACAATTGCTGAAATGATTTGGCTTATGATAGGTGCTAACGTTTGGACAACGGTAACAATGGCAGAAATCACTTGACTGATGACTGGGGCCATCGTCTGAACGACTGTCACAATCCCTTGAATCAAGGTCATAATGACTGGTGCCGTTGCTTGAATGGCTTGTACAATCACTTGCAAAACCATTGCAATTTGTGGTCCAAACTGGCCAATCACTTGAGCAACTTGAACGATACAATTAGCGATAACTGGTGCGATTGCCACGATAGCGTTAGCGATTATTTGAGTTACTGCCGTGATTGTGTTTCCGATAATTTGAACAATCGGAGTGATTGCAGTAACGACTGAACTGATTGCAGTACCTAGAGCGGTAGCCAAATTACTGAAAGCATTAATGACGTCTGGCAACACACCTAGAATGGATGTTAGCGCAGAACCGAAGGCCGTAATGAATGGTGCTGCATTTCCTAGAGCAGTACCAGCCGCTTCAACTAATGGCGCTAACTTGGCAAGCCCAGGCGCAGCTTGTCCTACTGCCGTGATTACAGTAGCAAAAGCAGTACCAAACGCTTCAATGATAGTCCCTGCTGCCTTACCGATAGATTCGACAACAGTTCCGAACGCTGAACCCACGGCGTTTAGGATTTGCGAAACACCTTGCGATTGAGTGGCTAAAAGTGCGAAACCTGCTGAGATAATAGCAATCCCTGTACCAATTCCGACTGCTGCGATAGCTACGGACGCACCGAATGATAGCAAGGTGGCTGGGTTTAACCCTCTCAAGCCTTGAAGCGCTATATTAACGGCCGTTCCAATACCTTTGAAAGCAGTAGCCAATCCTGTGCCAATGCCTTTGGCAGCAGTGGAAATGGATGACCCAGCTGATTTAATTACGTTCCCAATGCCACTGAATACTTGAGAGATTGCACTCTTTCCGCTTTTAGCGGTGTTAGCAACACCAGCAATTCCCTCTGTAGCTTTGCTTTTGAAAGCACTGAAAGGATTGAACGACTTAATCCAGTTAAGTCCTCGCATTGCAGCACTAAACACTGAAATCCCAGCCTTAGCAGTCATGAAGCCTGCTACCATTGCCAAAATCCCGCTAGTGATACCGTTTAGGACACCCGGCGGCAATGAGCTGACAAACTTAGACACCGCTGAAATAGCTTGAGATATCCAGTTTACAAGCGTTCCAAGAGCTGAGCCAATGCCTGAAATGATTGACTGCACTTGCGAGCTACCCAGCACCTCGCCAAGAGATGAACCGATAGTTTTAAGAGCGTTCCAAGTATCTTGCACCGCTGCTTTGAACGACTGAAAAGCTCCTGTGTCAGCAAATGAACTGATGAAACTCCTTACTGATGTAGTGGCAATGTTTAGAGCTTGTGAAATGCCATTAGCAATATCACCGAACACCGAGCCAATGCCCTGCATGAGCTTGCCACCGTCAATCTTGCTGAATAGTTGCTTGATTGAGCTTGAAATGTAAGTGAAGGTCGCACCTAGATTTTTCAAGGCTCCCGTATTCGAGAAACCTTTCCAAAGCGATTGCAACCCACTGCCAATCTTGTCGGCGATGGCGTTGAAATCCATCCTTTCAATAGCGTCAGTTAGCCCAACGACTGCCTTGATACCAATTTGATTGAGTTTCTCAAATTGTGGCATCAATTTAATACCGATAGACTCTTTCATACTATCGATAGCTTGGTCAACGGTCTTGAACTCTGTCGCCATCTTACTGAATACTGGGTTGTTACCAGCTCTAGTTATGGCATCGAAGAAGTCCTCGGTCTTAATCTTACCGTCCTGGACAGCTCTGACCATTTCATCGGTACTCATGCCCATTTCTTTCGCAACTGCGGCAATACCGGCAGGCGTTTGTTCCATCATGAGCTTGAAGTCTTGCCATTGAACCTTAGGTTTAGCAGCCATTTGGGTTGCTTGTTGGCTCAAGGTCTTCATGGCTTGTTGAGGGTCTAGAGCTGCCGCTGCAAGACCACCGAACCCTTTAACGAGCTCTGTTGTATTCTTGGTTCCAACTGCTGCTAACTGAGAGTAGGTAGCGGCCATGTCAGACGCTGAATAGATGGTTTTGGTTGCAAAGTCCTGCAACTCACCTTTGACCTGTCTAATTTGGTCAGTAGGCATCCCAATCTGTTCCATGTTCCCATCGAACATCTTCCATGCTTTGGTTGCACTATTGAGCTCGCCTACCATTGATTTGATTCCGCCACCAAGGGCACTAATACCGCCCATGATAGCACCACCGATTAAGTTAGCACCGAGAACGGACTTAAAGACCGACCCAACCTTACCAGCTGAACCTTTTAAGCCTTCCAAGGCTCCCTTGATACGTTTAGCCCCACTTTCAGCGTCTTTCCCATCGAATAACGCCTTGATGGTGACTGTACCATCTGCCATAGATTATCCCTCCTTTCTAAAATTCTTCTTCGTATTCTTCTTCCTCGATTACTTCGTTAGGGAGAGCATAATCCTTTTGAAGCCTACGCATTTCCTCTTTGTACTCTGCTGAGTCGCCCTTTTGCGGTTTCCATTTCCGGATTTTGATAACTTCCATGAACTTCGTGCCCTCTGGAAGTCCAGAAAGTAGAGCGTTGAATTTCTTCCAGTGCAGTTCACCTTGAACATCGAATAAATCAATGCCGTAAGCCTGCAAGAATGACGCATAGATATAGTCACCATCAAAACGAATGTCATAAGGGGCTTTTTCTTGTCCGCTATTGCTTGCTGTGGTCTTCATAGGGTTACCAGCAAGGTCATACTCGACATGGTTGTCCTCAACCGTAGAAAGGCTGATATGTTCTTCGAAAACCTCGTTAAACACCTCTGACATTTCCTCGACAGTGAAGTCTTCTAAAGTCTCACCAGTCAAGATACGAATGCCAAAATGTGGCTTAACAAACTCTGGAACGTCTTCATCCCTCCACATTTCAAAGAGCCGTAGAACATTATCAAAAGATAGATTTAGAAGATACTCTTTATCATCGATAACTAACTTATCGTCTAGTTTTCGTGATATATCTAGCATAGTTGCTACTCAGCTAGATATTTTTCAAGGGCTTCTTTAGAGCTTTGATTTTCAAATTTTTCAGTAATGCCCTTGATAGCTTCGATAAGATAGACCATGGCATTGATAGTAGATTCGCCAGCAAATTGATATACCTTGTCAAAGGCTTTTTGGTCGTTAAAAGTCTTGTTAAAACCGTCTTCAACAAGGTCTTTGAGTGTTTCAAGAACCTTGTCATCGTCAGAATCTTTGAATTGTTGCGCTTTGGCTTCGAGGTCTTCACCGACTGCCTTCATGCGTTGGATGTTGCTATCAGATACAGGAAATTCAAGCTTGAACTCACCGAAATCGACAGGGATGACATTGCTACGTTTTTTAATTACTACCATGTTTTTTATTCTCCTTTAATACGAAAAAAAGAGGGTAAGGGCTAAACCCCACCCTCTTAGTTGTCTTATCTTGTTTTATTTAGTTAGATTATCCGCCTACGACTGGTGTGCCAGTTTCTGATGAAGCACCAGAACGACTAGGATCTGGTGACGCTGTACGTCCAGAAGTTTCTGAACCAGTGCCAGCGGCTGCTACTGCTGCGGCTGGTGTACCACTGATGTCATGTTTTTCTGGAGTACGAGACCAGTTAACTTGGAACTCAGACGCTTCACCGTCACCAATTTCGATTTCAGACAAACGTGCAGGGCCTTCCTTGTAGTATTTGCCTGTTGGTACTACTTCCTTGTACCAAATGATAAGATCATCAGCTACTGCGTCTTCTTTTTCTGCGACAAAGTTTTGAGCTTTATCGTCGTAATCACGGTGTCCCTCAAACGAACGACCGCGAGATTTTGAAGTAATGATTTTTTCTTTAGTACCATCACCATCGAAATAAGCAATGTCATCATCTTCTGCGTCGTTTTCTGGTGCAGATTCTTTGATACCTTTGGCAATCCAAAGATACTTATCTTCGGTTGGTGGTGTGTCTGGATGTTCTGGGTCGTAAGCTGCAATGTAGTGCTTACGAATCGCATTTTTAAATTTAGCCATTAATTAAGGCTCCTTTCTACTTCAAGTCTTGCTTGTAAATCAAGCAAGTAAATATAAAAGCCCTGCTCGTCGGCATCGTTTAAGCTCGGTGTCTCGACGGTCAAGGCTAAAAATGTGTATGAATTGTTTGAACTTGGTAACTCGAATCCGATTTTGGAAAGCTCAGTGTTTATCTTCCAAAGAATAGCGTTTAGCATTTGCTGGTCCTTTGATTTAATGGCTATCTCATACGGTAGCGATAGAATCTGAGTACCGGCCATGTCTTCGTCTTCCACTTTTCCACCCGGCAAGGGATAGACCGAAAGACTCTCGTCCTCTGAAAGATAATCAAGCTTGCATTTCAGCGGTAGACCAAGCGTATTGATGAAGTTTGCGAGAACTTCTGAAAAATCGTTGTTGTTCACTTATTTAACTCCCATCGCTCTAATTGCTACTTGCCCCCACTGTTTACTGTGTTTGGCAGCAGCTTTCTTGTCCCAACGTCCACCAGTACCGGGCTTCGGTTTCTGTGCTAGCAGTCTGTCCTTGTTTGCAAAGAAGAACTTCCGTTGTTTTTCTGAAAAGAATAGCTTAAGCCTACGATTGTAGAACCTAATTCTTGCGTAAGGCGTTGACCAAACCAACGTATCAACGTTAGAGTGTCCACTACCTCGCAAGTGTCCGGATTGAACTGGTGTGTACTTATTCATATCCAAGAGCATTTGGGTACTCATAGCAATCTGACCACGTCTGACCGCTTCAGGACTGCATTTCTTTTCGAGGCCTTTCAAATCTACCTTGATACTTACATTAGCACCCATCAAATCACCTCGATTTCATAGCATAGAATCTTATGATTAAAAGGATGATACTGAGGGACAATTTTACGGATAATGAAGTCTCGGTGAGTATCATTTACTCGACCATTCAACCAACTATCGTCCAACTCAATGGGTGTGTATTTCGGATAGACCATGAGAACTGAGAAATTATTCTCGCTTCGATTTTGACCGCTACCAGTGTGAGATACAGCCCTATCAAATCTAACGGGTTTTAGGGTTGTGGGCTCATCATATACTACTTTTCCCCAGACATCCGTTTCACCCGTTGGTTTTTGAATTGTGACAGTATCAACTAGCATACGCTTATCTATCATAGCCCACCGCCTTAAAGCCAAAACCAGCCAACATGAGCCAGTTTAGAGCGTCAAGAGATAGATTGTACCGCTTGCCATCGTGAGACGATTTAGAGCTATTCTGATAGCTTACATGAGTACGTCCAACAGTCATACTTGCCAGTGATGTCTTATCCTCTGCAGTCATAACACCGCTTGAATCAAGATAAGCGATTTGATAAGCTACTGCCTTCTTAACCGCTTGTCTACGTGGCTCGAAGTCTGTTTCAAAATCGGTGAAGTCGTAGAAGTTTTTGATATACAAATCAACAATGAGCCTAGCTCTAGCTGCTAGCGTTTCAAAGTCTTCTACGTCTTCAAAACCAAGTTTTAAAAATTCCGTTTCGGTTAAATATGTCATTTAACCACCTCCTTCATCATTTTAGGAGGTCTACAAGTTCCGCTTTAGTCAGCGTTGAAATGCCAGTGAGACCACGTTGTTGTGCGATAACTCGCAAATCAGCGACAGTCTTGTCTTCTAGTGTTTCAGCCACTTGTTCTACTGTTTCAGTAGTGGGAGTGGGTTCAGTGTCGTTCAAATGACGACGCATTAACATACCCATTAGGCACCTCCGAACTTAACCACCTTAGAGTCATCGTAGAGATAAACACCGTAGTATTCGTCACCAGAATAAACAGTGGTTTTCTTCAAAATGTCACGGTCATTTTCAATCATGACATCACGTTTCAAGTTGATCACGAATGCTCCGTATTTAGCATCGTCGTCTGTGTCTGTTTGAAGTGAAGACACTTTAACAAGGAAACCTTTTCCTTCGTCAACTTTCTTAGTGCGGACGATTTGCACGCCAGCTACTTCACCAAAAGTACCAGATACAACTACATCAGCACCAACTTCTGAACCCTTCAACCAGTTTTGACCAGCGTCAGCACGCAATTTAATAGCGTCCTTTGGATTGATAAGGGCAACATAGCGAGCGTCTTCTTCGTCTGCGAAGATTTCCAAGGCTTTGTCGATGTTCGCTACTGAAACAGGGGCTTCAGTAATGTTTTGTGTTGCAGTTTTAGCAACCTCGACGATATCGTTATCGACCTTGTTAGCAATGGCCAAAGCAATCTGATTAGTAGCTTCACCGTAAACGTTGCCGTGTCCTACAAGGGCAGCTTTATCAGTGATTTCAATAGCTTTACCAGCTTGTTTGATTTTCATTTTTGTTTCTTTAGTGCCCAATTGGTCAATAGGAATTGATTGACCTTCAGTGATTTCAGTAGCATCACCAGAATACGTCCATTGTGGCACTGTAAGCTCATCCCCTGGACGACCTACAAGAGTTGTCTCCACTACTGCGAGTGGTGTGAATTTGATAAGTTTAGGCAATTTAGCTGAAACCATGTCAGCCATTACCTGTGGATTGATGACTTGTGCAGTCGTTGTTGTTCCAAGAACCATAGATTAAATCATCCTTTCAGTTGTTGATATAGCTCTGGGTCTTTATCAAAAAGCTCTTGACGCTCATTGATACCCATGCGTTTAAAATCTTCTTTAGTGAGCCCATTCTGACTGGCAGATGGATTGCCACCAGCAAAGATTTTAGGTTGTGCCGCTTGTTCCTCTTGTTTGAAAAGATATGGGCTTGTCTCTTTCAATCCTTTAATAACCTTGTCCAATTTAGGTTTACCAGCTTCATCAAGTTCGATTTCGTCAAAATCGATGAATTTAGCAAGGTCATCCGAATTGTGAGCGTCCACGTCTTTCAAAGCCAGACGAATAGCGTTTGATTTAGTAACTTGAGCAAGGTTAGCTTCATTCTCAGTCTTGTAAGTGTCGAATTTAGCTTGTAAGTCCGTCAATTGTTGCTTGAGTTCCTCACTTGCTCCCTCTTTAGCTTGCAAGTCGTTGAGTGCTTGGCTTTGTTGCTCAAGTTGTTGTTTAAGGCTGTCGTTTTCAGCTTGTAATTCAGATTTAGCTTGTGCTTTAGCATTCTCAATCCCAGAACCGTACGCATTCATTAAGGAATCAATCACTGCCTTATCTGTAATACCAGCTTCAACCAACATGTCACGTTTCAAACTCATGTTTAAAACTCCTTCTGTTTTACGTCCAAGGGACTGAATTTGCCTAGTTTTACGACATTCGACAGGTCAATATAAAAACCGCATCAATTCGATACGGTTTAAGCGTGTTTTTTCGCTAAAATATCACGTTGTCTAATAGCTTCACGAGTTTTAGATAGCGGATCATCATAATATTTTTCACGTTCTCTATCTCGATACAAGAATGGATGTTTATCAACATACGATTTTAAGGCTCTATTCTGTTCTGTAAGTCTTGTTCTGTATCTACTGGTTAATTCGTCATTGTCCATGATTTCGGCAACGTGCAGACGCTCTTTAGTGCTTCTGATAGCTCTTTCCATTGCTCTTTGTTTGCTCTGGACGTTAGCGTTCTTGATAGCTTGCTCTTGAGTCAGACCCTTCAAATCATCATCGATGTCTGGCATATAGTTGACACCGGGAATGAAAGGGGTCATAGTGTGCCCACAGTTGATGCCTTGGCACCCTCCGGGCTTGCCGTAGCCATAATCATCGAGGGCGAATATCTTAACACCTTCTTCAGTCCTAGCTCGCCCTGTGGTCACTATCTGATTTTGAAGAGGTGCGCACATTTCCCTTGCTGCTGCCTTAATGGAATAATAGAATGTATCAATTCCCAGCTCTTGAGCTGGTCTCATTCGCATTTCGTTGAATGTACGTCTAGCAGTCGTTTTAATGACTGTTCTAGCGTAAGCGTCAGCTCTCTGCCTTCGTCCAGCTCTGTCAGTATAGCCATAGAACCCTCGCTCTTGAAATTTCATTATCGTTTCGTCCAAGGCTTTTTGAGGTGTGGCCATGCCAGTGATTACCTTAGCTACGGTAGTCTCGACGATATCCTTATACGTAGCTTGCACGCTCTTTGGCAGCGTCGTATTGATAAGATTATGGACATCATTAACTGCTTGATTAGAGTAGCTGATAAGGTCCTTCATGACTTGGTAATTATAAGTGTTCGATTTTAACTGAGCGTGGGTGTCCTTGTAAACTTGATACCCTTCATTTTCAATGATGTATCTGATTTGCTTTTCAGCAATCCCAGAATATTCAGCAATGAGTTTGATATTGTGATTGTTCAACATCCCAACATCAGCCATTTTCTCTAGTTGCCATAGATAAGGCTGTTGTTCAAGGTAATAAGTCCCTCGGTCATGCAGTCTTTCCACAACATTATCAAATAAGTCGTTACATAACTGACGATAGATGTCTGAAACATTATCAGCCATCAACATTAATTGCTGGTCGTTTAGTTTGATACGCTTCTTCTTAGCCATAGCCTATCACTCCCCGTAAATATCGACCTCTTCACTTGTCCTAAAGCTATCAGCGCTTACCATAGTTTCATCATTGATAGCTTGGTAAATCTCTTGTGCCTGTTCTTCGGTGACGTTAAGAGTTTTCTCGATAGCCATAACCTTCGGTGCGAATCCAGACGCTACCATCTTAGACCAGTAATCGAACTCGGCGTTACGATCAGTAAATACACCATCGTCTAAATCCACACTGATTTCATCCATGGTTGGAATCTCACCAGTGTATAGATTGTAGACTTTAGCAAGCTCAAGGATTGAAATGACAAGCTCTTTCAATGATTGCTCGACAAGAGTAGCGATAGAGTTACGCATTTGATAGGTGTCTGATTGCTCTGATACTACCTCGGTAGCGGTCTTCATGCTCTTTCCGTCGAAGCTAAACATACCAGCGGACACACCTAACTGCATTTCAAACAAGCTCAATCCTTTGTTGATTGCCTTGATGTAATCGTCCGAACGGATATCTGTAGTAAGGTCAGTAATGCCAATACCTTTATCCATGTCACCACTGTCAAACTGCTCATAGACATTGTGCCCAGTCTCAAATTCACGTTTGACAACAACCTTCTCACCGCTTGCGTCAATTTGTGTATTAATCATTTGAGTAGGAACCGCAACTCTACGCTGTCCCATTTTGACTTCCCACATAAATTCGTCGTAAGTCGTATTAATGAAGTCCATCGTAGTTTTAGCATTGTCAAAGATAGATAAACCTAGAGGACTGTTAATGTCCTTGTTATTCATGCCTGGCGGTTTAAGGTACGTAAATAACGGTCTTGTAAGGCCATTTAACGTTACAATTTCCTCTAATTCCTCATAGAGCATTGATAAAGGTACACGTTGACCGATACGGGTTTTAGACTCAGATTCGTATAGCTCATTGCTGATTGTGTAGCTGTCCTTAGTCCACTCATGAAATTCGATAAGACTGTAGTATTTTACTTTCTGGCCTTCTGTCTTGAGTGTTTTAGTCACGATTGCGGCACTGGATACATCTTGAGTGTTCGATTGCAGTGGCAAGAATACTGGCGCTTGCACGAACGACACTCTTACACGGTCATCGTCAACGTATGGACGCATTGCAAGACCGCCAAGAGCAAGACAGCTCTCTAGGTAGCGTTCAAAATTCTTGCTAAATCTGTCAGTCTTCAGCGTTTCATTGATGAATGTATCAGCCGTTTCGTTATCGACTTGAATCTTAGCCTGTTCATTGAATACCAGACTGGCAACCTTCTTCGATGCAGTACGTCCAATAGGCAAGTGGTTGAAATCACGTTTTAAATGTGTTCCATTACTATCTCGATAGCTCACACGGTCAAAACTGCCCGCAAAATATCGCAGATTATCCATGACACGATTGTATTCCTCTGGTGAGATAGCTATTTTAGGATGGTCTGTGATACTGTTTAGACTTTGATTAGTTATCACGTAATTACTCCTTTTGAAAATGTTCTTAATGGTCTGTATGATTCCCATTATTAGCTCCTTTAAGCCTTCAAATCTAACGCTCTAGCGTTATCTAATACAAAGTATTTCATGGAGTCACAACAGTGATCATCCTCTTTAATAACTTTTGGATCATCAGAATGTATCGTCTTTTCGTCGTAACGGTACATCTTGTGTTCCTCATAGAATATCTTGTTACTTGGTATATCCAGATAATAGAAACGCCCCTCAGCCAATAGACTGATAACCATATCAATCATGGTTTGGTTCTTCTTCTTAGCTACCGGATGCCATCGTTCGCCAAAATCTTTGAAGTATTGGTTTCTCAATGCACCTTCAGCACTATCAATGGTCATGCGTAGTTTTGGCACTCGGTACTGTTTAAGTACCTTGTCGATGAAGTTGCTAACCATGACAGTTAATTCGCTAGGTGCCTTCTTAACAACCTGACCGGCTGGACTGTAATAGAATGTATCTAACAGAATCACATTGCCCTTTGCAGTCAAACCATAAGCACCGCATGCTGTAGCTGATTGTTGATGCCCGGTGTCCATTGCGAATGATATCCCGATAAGCCTATCGTCCGTTGGTAAGCTGTCGATAGCGTGGAATGTACTCATGTTATACACTTGATTACCAAGCCCAACCGCCTCGCCAAGATATAGATAGCGATAGTAGTCGTAATCGTTCTGCTTAATGCGTTCGATATCCTCAAGCATTTGCTCAGTGACGAATCCTAACTTATCATCAAGATAGGTACTTGAATGTGCCAGATAGTTATCATTAGTCTTGATGTCTTCAAACCACTCATTTATCCAACTATAAGGGTTGCGAGGCGGGTTATAAGACCAAAAGAACTGCACAAACGGGGCTTTCTCATGTTTCTGGCGCATGAAAGTGACATTTGACTGGTCGAAGTCCTCAGCGTCGTTAAACTCAGCCGCTTCCTCGTACCACACTGCGATAATGTTCCCAATGTCATTTGATTTAAGCTTCTGGAAATCGTCTTGGCCGTAGAAGTAGAATGTCGAACCAGTACGCTTATGAACTATCTTAAACGGGCTTACAGTAGCTCTAAACTGGCTATCCAGACCAAATAGACTAATAGCCCATTGAACCTTATTGAACACGCTGTCACGGATTGTATTAGCTACCTTACGAATGACTACCACGTTAGCTTTTTCACCTTGCATGATGTACTTAATCATCATATAGACGAGCTTCAGCACAATTACAGAGGACTTGAAAGAGTTACGACCACCCTTCAGTACGTTGTAAGGCTTGTTAGACTGCCATACGACCTTGAAATTAGGGTTAACGTTCTTCTGAATATCAATCGTCGTCATTTGGGATATCCTCCCATGCGTTGATGATATTAACGTTCATAGCCCCTTCAACACCGCTATCGAGCTGTTCTCTTAGCTTCCTGATTTCAAGTTCCAATTTCTCGGATTGTTTAGCTGTCGGGTAACGCTTCAAGATCTCAACAATCGCCTTGATAACTGTATTGTTGTCAGCCTTTTTCATAAGCCGTTCAACTTCACCAGTCAATGGATTCATCATCAAGACTTCTTCGTCTCGTTTCCCTCTAGCAATGTCGGAAAGGATGGACAAGGCTTCTTTTGCATCCATGATATTCTCATCGTGCATCTTCTCGACTTCGGCTTGGATAAAGCGTTTAATTTCAAGTTTTTTCAAGTTTTGCCCAGCGATACGCCCTGCCGTCTTTTCGCTATATCCAGCGTTGATAGCTGCCTGTGTGGCGTTACCTAGCTTAATATATTCACTAGCAAATAGTTTCTGTCGTTGATTTAGCCCAATATGTCCACCTCCTTCATTGCATAATCAAAAAAGACAACCCACAAAATGAGTTGTCTCCGTTTTTCTTCGATAATATAATAATACCACTTTAAACACTTGTTAGACACCGTGCTTTATCCGTCAAAATACCGAAATATCAGCGTTCTACGACTAATTGACCATTTCTGTACAATTCTGCGAATGCTAGGATGGCATTATTTAGCAACTCTTGAAAAGCTGTTCTTTCGAATCCGATTGCTTGGGCGATTTGCCAGTTTGGTTTCGTTGGGTATTCCAGATATTTCTCTATCAAGATTCTGCGATAGTCTGGACGATATAGCCCGCTAACTGCTTGCTCTATGGCTTCAAGCTCGTTCATTGCATCGACACGCCTAACTGCAATATTCTCCACCGGTCTACTTACTCCACTACCACCTCGTGGCATGAAGGTAAACTCTTGTGTTATTTTCTGCTCAGCGCTATCGTGTGCAATCTCTCGCCATCGTGGGTATTCTCGAAGTTTGCGCTTGCAACGTTTGATTGTTGCTTTTTCATCAATTTCCGGCAATAGCATTGTTCTGTCCTCTTTGGTATAATAGTAGTGTTGACTTTCAGAAAGTGCCGGCCATTGTGTCGGTCTTTTTTATTTTCTTCGGCTCGTTATTAAGAGATATGAAAAGATTAAGTTTGTGAGCCTTGGCGTCACCTCCTTCTAGCCGTCGACACCAGCAAGGTCTTTGGCTATTTTGTAATGCAAGATATCAATAAGAAAGAGGGTGTTTCACATCCTTTTTTCTTAAATTTGCTGGGTTTTGTTTGGACAAGGTCTGTCAGCTTGTCCGGTGTTAAAAAAGTGTTAAAAAGTGTCCAAGCCACTAAAATCTATATCCATTTTTAGTGTATTTTTGACAGACAATGACTGGCAAAGGAGTCGAACCCTTGACAGCCTGCGATAGATAAAATCGTTATCGGAGATATTTCTCCTTTTCAAGAATAAAGTAGTAGAATTATGGAAATTTTATCCAGTTTCCGCATTGCAGGCATAAGCCTTGAAGAATCACGCCACCAGTAAAACGCTTTAGATTTGTGAATGAAATAAAAAAGGTTCCTCGTTTCTAATTTCTTATTTACTGGTAATAGCTAGCAAGGGAGTCGAACCCTCGTAAACCGTTCTAGCTACACGCCTAACGAATAGGCTTTATATAATGCTTTTCTGACCGTGGTCTTCTCACGACCTACCCTGCCTTTGTTACGATATTCTAGGGTTATGCGATCAACTTCATCGTCTAACCTCTCGCTCCATTCATAGTTATTGAATACATAGTCAATAATTTCGCTGAACAACTCTCTTGAAAGTAACCCTTCCATTTGGACTGCTTTCAACGGTGTTAGGGCAGCTTTCTCTGAATAGCACATATTGAGGGCGTTTTGGGTTCTGTTAGCATTTTTCTGGTCGCAGTCCTTGACGTCTCTAATATAGCGATTTAAGCCGTTAGGGTGTTCCTTGCGTAAAACTTCCACTTCCTTACAAAATCGCTTGAACAGTCCCTCTGGCAGTCCTGCGTTGGCTTTATCCAAAACAGGGCGCGTGGTTTTGCCCCTTGTGTAATTAGTAGACAGATAATCTTGAAGGTCGTCGAATAGTTCATCGGAGATAATGCCTTCTAACCTGTCAACCGTTTGAGGCGATATCCTCGCACGCTCCACCACTGCACTATTAAATGCTTGGTAAATGATGCGAGCTTGCACTTCACTGCACTGTTTCACGTCTTGAAAAAACTGCTTATAAGAGCCTTTTTTGTGAGTCTCTCTCAGTGCCGCATGTTCACTGACCAGCCGTTGATATAGCTCTGGTGTCAGCCCGGAATATTGGTATTTAACGGTCATGAGCCTCTCCCCCTCAAATAACTCGGAATATCATCCCCGACATTTACGCTGTCATACTGTTCCTTGCTGACAAGGAATTTCCCGTAAGTTCCACAATCGAGCGTGTAGAGTTTTCCGACCATAGATTTGCCTGTGACCTTGCCGTGCAGCTCAACGGCATTATCAGCTTTATGGATAACCACTGTCTCGATAGGTCGATTAACCACTCGCAGGACAGTAGTCACATTAATTGCTAGTGAGACCAGTAGTAGAATCGTTGCTATCGTTAGATCTTTATGTTTCATAAATACCTCGCTATTTCTTTGATTACGTTAACGGTCACGCTATTGCCAGCTTGCTTGTATAGCTGACTGTTGCTATTTACTTCTTGCGCCTTGTCAAACGCCCAGTCTGGGAAACCTTGCAATCTCCAACACTCCCGAGGTGTTAGTTTTCGTACCTTACCGTCAATAGAGATTTTGGGTTCTCTTTGTCCACCTTGCATCGTATTTAAACAAGGTGCTAATCCAGCTGGACTATAAACCCTCCCACATTGAGGGTTCCCACCGAAACTTTCAGTTTTTTTGATATTTCCTAGTTGGATAATTGATTTATCTGATCTTGTTTTAATGATAGGAAGAACTTTTCGTCCACGTTGTCCTCTAAGATGTCCGACAATATAGACCCGCTCTCTATTTTGCGGCACTCCGAAATCTTTGCTGTTAAGCACTTGCCATCCGACGTCATACCCCAATTCATCCAACGATCCGATGATTGTCTCAAAGGTATTCCCTTTATTGTGGTTAATAATCCCTTTGACGTTTTCAAGGAATAGATACTTAGGTTTGAGAACGGAAGCAAATCTTGCGATTTCAAAGAAGAGAGTTCCGTTTGTATCTTCGAAACCTCTTCTTGCCCCAGCAACGCTGAAAGGCTGGCACGGAAACCCTGCGCAGATAACATCGACTTGTCCGATTGCTTTGATTTCTTTTTTTGTGATTCCTGTCGCATCATGTAGTTCTATTTCTCCTTTAGTATCATGAATTGCCTTGTAACTTGCTCTAGCAAATTTGTCGATTTCACAGAATGCGACACATTCATGCCCTGCTGATTCCATTCCTAGTCTGAACCCGCCAATACCTGCGAATAAGTCAATAAACTTCAAAGATCTTCCTCCTTGACGAATGTTCCATTTACCATCTTTCCTTTCCGATTCTTGATTTCTTCATAAGCAACGCTTAGACACTCAGTCACATCAAGGTCTAATTGATGAGCCAATACGATAATTGTTACTAGCGTGTCTCCGATTGCATCCTTAAGTGCTGCTTGTGGTTCCGTGAATTTTGTCGGTTTCAAGAGTACATCTCGAATTTCTCCGACCTCTTCCGTGATACGCATCCACTGAATCTTAGGGTCAGCTTGTTTTAAGCTGCGTTCGTCTGCCCAGTGGTTGACCTTGTCGATAAGCTTAGCAATGCCGTCCCGGTCCCGTGTGCTATATCCCAAAATATATCCTTCGCTAACACCGAAATAATCTGCTAACGCCTTTAATTTTTTAGGTTTTATTTGCACCTCTTCGGCTTCTATTCTCTGATAGCCCCGTTTTGTTATCCCTAGTTCGCTCGCCAGTTCCTCTTGAGTTAGCCCTTTTTGTTTTCGTAACAGTTTAAGTTTATTCATTTCATTAGTACCCTCACAGCGTAAATCACAACTACGACCATCAAGACGAATTTAATCGTTTCCATCGTCCATCTCTTCCACATTCTCGATTTCAAACTCGACATCTTCTAGCACTAAATTATTTTGAAAATCTCTGAAAGCTTCGATTGCGTCTGCATCTTCGGGACTGTATATAGACACTTCTTCAAGAAAATCGTCAATATCCGTGGTGCGAACGCCATACTCTGTACGTTCGTGAGTTATTTCTGCTTCCAAAACGTCGTAACATGCAGTGTAGCTAATTTCGTTAGTAGTGTATTTATAATCTTTAATCTTCATTCACTCCACCTCTTTCACTTCCACTCCTTGGCAGTTGAACACCCACCCGAACCCGTTCGTTTCAAGCTCTTTGCGGGTGTGCTTGGTTCTATAGCCTTTAATTTCGTCATTTGATGCAAAAAACCATTCGTGATTGTCTAAGTTTTCATTGAGATGAGTAGCGTATCCATCAACCCCTTTAATCCGAACCGTATATCTAGGTTCTTCCTCGACCTCATAGCCGTTAACCCATGCTTGAGCAAAAATATTAACTTTCTCTAAAATCAACCAATCTCCAACTCGCCCTTCTGGTGCTTCGTTTACAGCTCCTACCACCGTGAGGTCGCCCTCGCACTTCACCTTTTTAAGATAATCTGCAATATACCAGGGAATTACTGGCTTAGGGAAGAACGAGTCATATAAATCCTCAGCGTAGGCTATTGAGAACCCCCCTACTTTTGCTAATTTCTGTACTGCTTCATATTTGTTCATCATTTCGTACTCTCCTTATAAATGATTAGCGCAGACGTTCGAACTATAGTCTCGCACCCGACGTCTATTGCTACTGTTTGGTATTTAATATCAATTAATTCCTCAACATACCCCGATGACAAGTACAGGTTGATAATCATATCAATACTGTATTTATCCCCGGTTGCTGTGCACACCTCTCGTGTTTTAATTGCCATCCACTTCCTCCATCTCCACTGTATACATTCTTGAATTACGATATTTAACACCTCTCAAACGATGTAGCTCGTTGATAGCGTCGTTTTTGTTGCTAAAAATATGCTCACTGTCTGGCATATTGTCGTAGTAAACAATTACTTTGTATTTCATATCTCTACTAATCTCCTTCCATTCTCACTGGTTCTTCGAGCGTATACCGGCGTACCGTAGTAACCGATTGTGCTAGCCGACACACCCAATTGTTCAGCAATTTCACGCTTAGTTCCCATTGCTAGCAATTCTTCACCCTTGTAGAGTGCAAACTCTTTCGCTCGCATAGCTTCATCATCTCCTTTAGTAATTCTTCATCCGGTAACTGCTCTAGTGTCAGAATGCGATTGAGCTTCTTAATGTCGATGCCTAGCTTAATGCTGATAATTTCCATATCCTCACGATTAGACCAAAACCACCTCGAAAACTCTTGCGTTTGATCTAATACGCTTGTATGCCCATAGTTGCCCGGTGCATATACACCAACTAGCTTGTCCTTGTATTTGCTGTTCATTCGAGCTCCTTGATTTCAAATTCAATGCGTGGATTAGGACTGTACTTCTTACGAGCTCTTAAATCGCAAACGATACTGTCATCCGTCCACACGATACCCTTCTTATCAACTTTGTTGTAACCAGCTTTTGAGATGCTGTCAAATAGCGATTTAACCAGATTATCAACGTCTGGAATTTTCGCATGCCACAGCGTTTCGGACATAAACCTCTTGAATGTATCCCACGTTTTAGCTCTAGCTTTTGGCGTGGGCTTTTTTGATACGTTCAGCGGGGCTTTCATGTAAAACACGACATCGACTGAAATCGGGCCGTCAAAGAATTGCCCGTCGTACTCTTGCTCAATAAGTTGCGAGCACTGACGACGCCATGCCTTCATTTTCGGGTCTTCATAAGTTCCAAACTTGCTAAATCGTGGCCTTGTTTGAGGTTTCGGTTCAATATTTAAAATCATTTTCATAGCTTCACCTTAGACCAATTCCACTTCATATCCATCCACTCCCTTACCTCTTTTCAGTCTGTTACTTAGAAAACCATGATTCATACCGAGAAAACGACTGGCATCTGCCAAGCTGTTAAAGCGGTACTCTGCACCATTTGATAGGTCTTTCAAGGTAACTTTTTTGTTTGTGCTCATTAACCCCGTTTTAAAAGCGTGTAATTGATTTTCCGCCCTAGTCACCCACTCAAGGTTTTTAACTGAGTTGTCTAGCGGGTTTCCGTTTTTGTGGTTAACAAAACCTTTATTTTCTGGGTTGGGAATAAATGCAGTGGCTATTAGTCTACTTACAAGATGTGTTTTTACCACGCCGTTTTTCCATAACTTCACCCGCTTGTCGCTGTGTGCGCTTCTTACTCGCTTTTGTATCTGCGGCTTGATTTCTCTACGCTTCCAGACGCGCTTCCTAATCTTTCCGTGCCAATTACTATAAGTCACTTTGCCTTCACTCGACCAAATTGTGCCATCGGAACACGCTTCATAGATACCCTCGTACCCTTTAATTGGTTTAAACCCCATGCGCCACCTCTTTCCTAGAACGGAATGCTGTCTTCATCGATATCTAGCGGATCGCCTTGCCATGTAGTATTCGCAGCGTGCGACTGCACTTGGTCGTTGCGCCCAAAGTTCGGTTGTTGCTGGTAGCCTTGATTGTTTGGCTGTTGGTTGTATCCACCTTGACCGTTCCCGTTTTGGAAATTGTTACCTTGATTAGCGTTACCACCTTCACGCGCTGCACGGCTTTCCAGCATTTGGAAGTTCTCAGCGACGACCTCAGTGACATACACTCTTTGACCTTGCTGATTCTCATAGCTACGGGTCTGGATGCGTCCAGTAATTCCAATCAATGCGCCTTTTTTAGCCCAGTTAGCCAAATTCTCAGCTTGCTGACGCCAGATAACACAGTTAATAAAGTCTGTTTCACGTTCACCGTTAGCGTCTTTGAAATTGCGGTTAACAGCTAGGCTAAATGTAGCTACTGCGACATTGCTAGGCGTATAGCGTAGCTCTGGGTCTTTGGTTGTTCTTCCAACCAATACGACATTATTGATCATGTTTATTTTTCCTTTTCTTTATTCTCGATGAAGTCGTCCATCGTGGGTTTAGATTTTGGTCTTGATATTAACTTAAATGTATTTTCAATTCTTCTTCGGTCATACTAGCTATGTTTTGATAGCCGCTGACAGTGTAGTTTTGTTTGTATTCCCAACCGTTTTCGCTAAGTAAACGTTTAAATCTGTCTTTGTCGTCTGAATCTTCAAAGTAGACTTCAAGTGTCATTTTTTGGCGATAACGTTTTGGCTCTGGGGTGTTGGCTTCCTCGGTTATTGGCGTGTTTTCGATAATTTCGCCTGTTTCTGAATCGACAACTAATGCCGTTGGTTTCGTTTCTGCAATCTTTTCTTTTTGATTTTGCAACTCAGCTTGTCGCAATGCTTCTTGTTCTTGTCTTTGGCGCTCAGCTTCTTGTTTTTGCAATTCAAAAGCATGGTCTGAACGGATCTGATCTAACACCTCTGCCAATGTCAGATTTTGAAGCATGCGGATATACGGTTGGTCGGTCATTCCGTATTCTGAACAGAGCCCAGATATGGATTGAGTGGCTTTTTTAAATTCCTCTTGTTTTTGATATTCAAAAGTAACCATGTCGTCTAATGCCTTCATAGTCGCTTTTTTAAGAGTTACACCGTCCGCCATAAAATCGCCATTTTTGAGGTATTCCGTTGCTTTTCCGTCAAAAATGCGAGGGTCAATCATATATTCGCTGGCTTTGTTAGCTAAATAACTTTTAACCGTGTCCAATCTCAGTGCTTTTTGATGATTTTCGAACTCTTTCACATCATTTGCAATTTGGTTGATAATGTTTTTAAGAGGTTTCTCTGTTTCTTTGATGTATTTTTCAAAATCCGTCGCTGGTTTTGATAACTCGTTCTTGATTTTGATACGTTCGTCTGAAATTTGCTTGGTTAATTTTCGTAATTCAGCCAAAACCCTCTTGTCGTCTTTGATAGTGCCAGCAGTGACTGTGTAATTTTGATACTTAGCAACTACATCAGCAATGCCTTTTTCAAAAACCTCTTGCCCTACAATTTCAACTTTGGCTTGTTCAATATTAACTTGTAATTCTTGCATTGTTCACACCTCGTTAATAGTCGAGAAGTTCGCCTTGAACTGGCTCGTTTTGTGAATTGGCAACCGGTTGAGAATTGCTTTCACTTGTTTGTTGGAAATGCGTTTGTTCTTGCTTCATTTGTTCGATTTGGGCCAGCTTACGAGCTCTAACATCCTCTTGTGTCTCTTGTGGTGTTACATCTTTGATTCTGTCGAATGTTTCACCACCGTCATCCTCAGTGTACATACTTCCTAAATCTTCTGGGAAAGCTTCACGTAAGGCATTGACAAGAGCGGTTTTTCTAATCATGGTAGCTGGCATAGCGTTCCAAGTGCTTTGCTTTTTGTCGTATTCTTCACGACTGACAAAAACCTCTACAGGGACCTTGAAATTCTTGCGGTAAACTCTTGCCCAACCACCAACGAGCGTGTCGTTGGGTAGTAACAGCGCCCCTTTTCGCTCTACCATATCACCAGAATCGTCAACAACTACCACTCCGGCTTCAAAGCCTTCATAGTTTGGGTTTTGTGCTGCACGCTTCAAGAATGCTTCTTTTGAGACGATTAAGCTAAATTCAGCCCCACCATTTTTCTTTTTGTAAGCTACAATATAGACCTCGTTTAGCAATGGGTTGAGGTTACGACCTTTAATCAGCGATAAAGCTTGCCCAACTTGTTGTTCTGTCAATAAATCTTGTGGGTCGTAGTAGCGTTTAATATCTTGAAACGTCCAAGCGCTTGTATCTGTTGAAATATCCCTTTTGTTTTGTGTTTGTAGTTGATTTGTCATGTTTTTATCTCCCTTGGGTTTTTCAGTGTGCGCTAAAAATCTGCGTTGATTTCTTAGCGAAATACATATATTCGTTAATTTTCTCGATAAACGAATACAAATCTAAATCATCCATCATTTTCTGTTTGTGCTCTTCCGAGAATACAAGGCCGTGAATACGCTCGTAGTCTTCAAAGAGTTTTAGTTTTACTTCCGTTTCTGTCAAAGCATCATCCTCTTGTCTTGTTGCGTTTTGAATTGATAAACATGTTCGTTCGTCGTTCCAAGTCCCGTCTTCTTGAAAACCCTCGAATAGACACGTTTCCCATAAGTGCCCATGATGTCCCGTGGACTTAGGTTAGTAGTGATGATAGTCTTGGTACGTTTGTTTAAAATGCTGTACAAGATACCGTTAGACCACTCTGTCACTTTTTCAGTGCCTAAATCGTCAAGCACTAGCCACTCAGCTTCAGATATACGTCGGATATACTCAGCTTCGAGACTGAAATCCTCTTTGATTTTGGCTAATAGGTCAACCACATTGATGAATAGCCCCATCTTTTTCGTGTGATCAGACAAGGCTTTAAGTGCTGAATAAGCTAGATGGCTTTTCCCGACTCCAGTATCTCCGATAAGCACAATATTGTAGTCTTGACCGTCAATATATCCTTTGAGTTGACTTCTAACATTCTTCAAGTCTTCTTTCTGCTCTCTAGTGGCTGCCTTGTAATTGTCAAAGCTAGCATTTTTCAAATCATCATCCAGCAAGCTGAAATCTTTGAGGAAGTACAAGCGTTTCTGCTCTTGCTCTCGTTCGTACTGCTCTTGTGCTTTAACAGCGTTTAAGCGTTCTTGTTCCTCACGATGGCATAGCTCGCACACTGTGTAGGGTTTGCTATTTGGAAACTGAATCGTGACATAGTGCCGTTGGTGTTTCTCGCAGTATTTATCACTAACTGTCATATACTGCTTGCGCATTTGCTTGGCTGTTTGCTCTAAACTCATAAGCACCACCTCTAGTATTTGCTACATGCTGGGCCAAATTTAACGGGTCTGTCATCATCAAAACTTTTACGACTGTCAAATTTACGTTGTTCTTCATCTTGCTGGGCAACGGTATGAATCCCGTTTTGTGCCCAAGCTTTTAAGATAGAGTTGACATATCCAAATGAGCGTTTTGAGTTATCAGCAGCTCTATCTATGGCACGTTTGACCAACATGATTTCTAACTTATCGAAATCGATATAGCCTTTTAGTTTTTCCATTTGGTATCCATCAATAGGTCCGATTCGTTCTTGATAATGTCTAAAAATATTAAAATCTGTTTGGTCATCAGCAGCAGAAGAAGAAAATTGACTAATTTCTGATGTTTCATCCTCTCTACTGTTAGATTTACTTAAATTAGATTTACTTATATTATCTTTACTTATATTGGGTAAACCAGTGGTTTCCGTTTGGTTTACCAGTGGTTTACCAGTGGTTTCATCGGTGTTTTCCTCTAGTAACTCTTTATAAATACTAGGAACATACCTGTCTTTTCTGACAGTGTTTTGTTCATGAAAATCAACCACGAAATAGACCATTTCATCATTAAGAGGTTTTACAAATTGTTTGATCACTAGAAGCCCTAAGTTATCCTCGTTAGCTCCTATCATTCGTAGAATTGGGAATGCTTCCACCACTCCATCGTCATCGCAATTTTGGATGAGGTGGAAATAAAGAGCTTGTGCTTCTAGCGGCAAGCGTAGAAAACGATGCGTTTGAGTTACGGTTTTACTTATCATTCTACGGTTCCCCATTTGTACCTCCTGCGTAGTAGTATTTTTTGATTATCTGCCATATTTAACGCCTACCCTCCCGCCACTTCATGTTATGTTACTTCGCCAATAATTCTAGGAGTGCTTTAATGCCATCCTTCATGGATTCTTCACGCTCCGTGCGTTCAAAGTCCGAGCCGTCAAGTTTAGTTACGTTATATTCAGCTTCTACGATAAGCACTTCGCAGCCAAACGCTTCGGCAAGTTTATCAAGTTCGTTTTTTTGTTCTTCGTAAAACTCAATCGGGAACTGTAGTGCTTCCCAAAGGTGGTCGTTAAAAACTGCTTTAAACGCTAGGCTTCCTTTGTCCTTGTAACTTTTAAGAAATCCGTCTTTTTCAGCGCTGTAAAATACGACTTGTTTGCTATTCTCTTTCATGATTATTCTTCCTCACCTTCATTGCGTTTCTTAAATCCAAGAGTAAGCCCAGTGATACCGGCTGCAATCACCACCAAGCCAAGAGTTGATGCAATCCCTTCTTTTTCACCAGTGTTTGGAAGAGTTGCACTGTAGACCGGTGTATTTCCCACCTCTTTTGGCTCAGAATCGTTTTTATAAACGACCTCGGTAATTTCTACCTCTTTTGTCTTTGGAGCGTCTACGGGCTTGCTAGGCACCTTTTTAGGCTCCACTGATTTTTCTGGTGTTGGTTCCTCTGGAATTTCCAATTCTGGCAAGTCCAAAACTGGTGCATCAAATGGTACGACACCGCCTGACCATTCAGGTTTATCAATGCTTGGTGCATCGAATGGAGTTGTTCCGCCATGCCATTCGGGTTTATCATACTGTGGCGCATCATTAGGAATAACGCCCCCGTTCCATTCGGGCTTATCGTATTTCGGAGCGTCGAACGGTACTGTTCCACCGTTCCACTCTGGAATGTCCACTTTAGGAGCTTCACGAGGAATTTCAAACGTTGGCTCCGGCTTGTTTTCACCACTGGCATCGCCTTTACCACCGACAAGTTGAACATAACTGTATGAGATAGCACCGTCTGACTCAGCTTTTAACTCAATTTTGTTCGTTGGGTTAACTGAGTCCTTGACAGCGTTAACAAGCTTAGTCTTATAGTTGATGTAGATCATGTGATCCAAGCGATCCATCTTGATAGTAAAGCCACGATCTGACTTACTGATAGACTTAACTAAGTCCATAGCTGAGCCTTTGTCAATCCAAGGGTCAACACTTTCAATGTTCTTAATTTCAAAGTAGTTATCAACTAACTTTTGATTCTCTGACATTTCATCAATGATAGTCACATAGTTGAGCACTCTCTTAGCGTAGTTCACACGAGCTGTCCAGTTAATCACTGTTGGATCATCTTTATCTTGTGATCCCCATTTTGCAAGCAACTCATCTTTACCGATGACTTGTTCTTTGCCGATAGTTGCAGATACGACTGTGCCGTTAAAGTTAACATTTACTGGTTTACCGCTTTCAACCTTGTCCGTCCATTGAGCGTCCAATTTAAGGCTCATTTGCTTATTGAGTGGGTGAGTTGTGAAGTAGTCGTTAAATACAGTAGTTACTTTGTTAGTGATAGCATCTGCTGTAGCTTTACCAACAACTGCTTTCTCTGGATTGTGTACATCAAACTCGTAAGAGGTTTGGAATTTCGCTTCTTCGGGCAAGTCAAAAGTAACCTTGTCCCCTTCGTTCACTTGGATATCGTCTGGAATGTGGATATCCTTGTATTCAACTTCAAACGGGCTATATTTACCAGTGCCATTAGGGAATGTTACTTCAACTTCTGGATTGTTAACTGTGATAGTGTCACCGTCTTTGACTACGCTTGTAGGTGCTGCTGGTGTTTCAGCTACTGGTTGAGCTGCTTCTGTAGTTGTTGCTGGTGCTGGTGTAGCTACTTCTGTAGTTGGTACCGACGTTTCTGTCGGTACCACTGTTTCGCTTGGTGTCACAGTAACATTTCCTGCATTATCAGCTGTGTAGACATTAGCAACCGCTGGTGTTTCAGCTACTGGTGCCGCTGCTTCGTCTGCTGACACTGACCCAGCTCCAATCAATAGAGCTGTAGCAAGAGCAAGTGTTCCGCACAAGCCATAGGCTTTGCTCTTAGTGAAAGAAGGTTTTGCAATTTGTTGTGAAGTCATGGTATAATCTCCTTAGTGTATTTTTTCTTGCATGGGCCCTAACCCATGCTTTTTTTAGTGCTCTCAACGTGCACCCATCGCCCCACCGTGTCGTGTTCCACTGTTTTATTAGACTTTTTGGGGAAGATTAGGAAAAAAGTAATTTAGTAAAGTTTTTTGGGGAAAAATTATGGGTATAAGTTACACTCCACGATGAGGCCGTGGCTGCACGCTGAAAGATTGACGTTAGTTTGTGTATTTGTTTTTGAGCCGCTCGCTCTTTTCCTCTGGTGTTTCCACCCATTCAAAGAATGGCTCTTGCTGTTTGGGTTTCTTTTTGTTTAGCAATTTCTTTAGTAGCTTCATGAGTTACCCCACTAATTGATCTAATGGCAGTCCGTGGTCAGCGTTGAATCGCTCAGCTTTTGCTGTGTAAGATTCCCATTGTGGAACTTCATAGACTTCTACTTGTTCTTGTTTTCTAGACCAAATCCAGTTAAAAATTTTCATGTTGTTTCTCCTTTAGTTGCTTGATAATGTTCTTGATTTCGTTTAAGACAAATTCGCTGTCTTTGTAAGTGTAGCTGATAGACGACCACCCATTGCTAGCTAAGAGTGGGGCCCAATCTTCGGCGTGCATACAATCAAACCCGATATAGTAGCCGTCAGTTGGTAGCTCGTCCCAACGGTCATTGAATGTAATACCTCCGTGACAGTCGATTTCGTTAATGTTGACACTCAAGCCTTCAGGCACTTCGACATATCCGCATAGATGTCCAATATATCCATGCCTTCTGATACAAGCATTGAATCCGTCGATGATGTAGGCTTTACTTCCGCCTTCGGGAATGATTTTTAAATCATTCTCGTAACGTTCTTTATTAGTCATTTTTACCTCCTAGAATACATGGACGCCACGCTCAGCCCATTTGTCACGTAGGCTGTTTTGAGCGTCTCCGTTATATCCGCAGATATGATAAGCTAAACCGTAGTTTTCACAACTGTAACGTTTGTCTATTACGGCTTCTTTGTAACTCTCCACAAACGCTTTGACCTCGTCCAAGTTTTCACCGCATGGATAGAACAACCATGACCCATCCACTACTACGTGCCAGTTGTTCCCTAGCGCGGTTTGGATTTTCTTATATTTAAATTCAGCCATTTTGATTTCCTTTCTTTCCCCAGCCGCACTAGATAACTAGTGAGTTGTAAAAAAATTTTTAGGAGATTTTATAATGTCAAGTATTGTAGTTGGTATTGCTTGCCTTGAAATCTCACTAGCTCACTTCTGCGGCTAGGGGTGTTAATGTTATTTGAATCTGTTTCTGGTTTTCCATTCGATGAAGGACTTGAAACCTTCATAGTTTATGAAAACCAGTTTGTGCGTTGGGTTGAATACGTAGTTTTGGAAGTCTTTGTTGTCCCTCATTTCTCGAATGAGATTTTTTGCCATCGACTTCCCCAGACCTTCCCATCGCTGCATGAGATGGTCGTAGTCTCCCCACTCAGCAGTCTCATTGATACCGACTGGTTTATATGTGATTTCCATTGATAGTCCTTTCTGATATAATCGACTTATCCTAACGAAAGGAGGAAAAATCGTGAGTTTTAACCAAGCTCTAGCTGATAGAATCCTTGAATTTGCTGCACTTGAACCAACTATCCCAGCAGGTACAGCGCACGACTTCTACGATCCAGAATTTGATGAAGATGATTTCGAAGATACTGCTAAACAACTGATTTCATCTGGTCAAATCACTGGCTCGCTCAAGGAAGATTTCAGCGGTCTATTCATCGAGTTCAGACAGTGATGTTTGAAGTCCTACAACTGCCATCATCTCATCAACATCAGTAACGCTTGGTGTAAATGTGATGGTGGCTTTTGGTTTTTTGCTCGCTGACATTTCTAACTTAAAATCAGTAACGCCACGTCCTAATTCCCAGTCATTGATTTTTATTGAATACCCTGAAGAATTAAGAAGTTGTCCTTCACTTGGTTCTCGTCTAGGTTTAATACTTAGTTTTAATCCCTTCATTTTTGCTCCTTTCTGTTTCTAACCTCCATTCCTGCTATAATATAGTCAGAAAGGAGGATAACTATGATCACTTGTCACATTATGATTAATGGTCATGTTGAACCTGCACCAATGACATTGCCCGCTATTCCTACTATCGGTTCTGTCATTGCTAAGTCAGCAGACCATAAATCTGAGCATTACTTGGTGAAATGCGTTGAGTATGTCAACGGACATGATACTGTCAATCTACATGTTCAACCATTTCCTAACCAAATCAGTGCTGTCAACGCTGTTGATGGTTTCAGGAATGGCAGATAACTCTACAATCTTGACCCAGTAGCTATCTAGCACTTTCTTATCAACGTAGACCGCTTGTTCGCATAAACCGATGTGTCCATCAATGACCATCGCTCTACGGACAAGTAGGTCTTTTTCTGTTTCCAGTTCAATACGTCCAGCAATATTGCCAGAGATTTCAAGGTACTTGTATGGTTCTTTCATGTTTGCTCCTTTCATAATTCTTAACTTGAATAAAATTCAAGTTTTGCTGTAAAAAAATATCAGATACCGTACAAATCAGACGATTGAATGTGGTATTTATTACAGATAGTTACCATTTTCTTAGGAGAAATAGAAAGCACATTCTTTTCCCAAGCGCTAACTGTCTGAGCTGTAGTACCAATGCTTTCAGCGAATTGGGCTTGTGTCAGATTGTGACGGGCTCGAAGTTCTTTGATTGTAATTTTTGGAACTGTTTCTGTCATTTTGTTCCTCCTTTCTAACTAACTTACAAACATATTATAACTTGAATTAAATTCAATGTCAACAGTTTCATTGATTTTTTTTCAAGTTTTTTTATTTTTTTTATAAATCAACTTGAAAATTAAGAAAGTCTACTATATAATGTTAATATAAACAGCAAGGAGAAAGATATGGATTTGAATAAGCAAAGAGGTAGCAGAATTGAAAGTTTGAGAGCTAGCAAGGGCATTAGCCAACTTGAATTAGCGAAAATGTTAGGGTATAAGTCCGACTCAACTATTTCAAAGTGGGAAAGCGGGGCTAGTATTCCAACGGGAACCAAGATTGTAAAACTAGCTCAAGCCTTGGGGACTTCGACAGACTACATTCTTTTTGGAGAAGGCCCAGAAACCACTGAGGAACAACAACCTAATACCCATGACATTGATGAAATCATAGCAAACGCGATGATGTTTGACGGCAAACCTCTTACAGAGGATGATAAACGTGCCATTCGAGGCATAATCGCTGGTTACATGAGTAGCAAGGAGAAATAGTATGGTTCGCAAATCCAAACAATCTTATAGAGATTTGGTTGCTTTGCTTGACAACAACGGGGTTGCTTTTGAACTTATGTCAAAAGGGAAAGCCATTACTTTTTTAGAAAAGAACAACTACTACTATAAAGTCTCTGCTTTTAGAAAAAATTTTAAAAAGAAAAACGGGAAATATCAACACCTTGATTTTCAGCACCTTGTAGATTTAGCCACAATTGATATGTATTTGCGAGATACGCTTCTAGATATTGCTATTAATGTAGAACACTTTATAAAAGTCGAGTTATCTAGATTAATCACTAACAATCCCGATGAAGATGGTTATACCATTGTTCAAGAATTTGCCGTCAATTACCCAACATACTATAACAGTACCTACAATCGATTCAGACAATCTCGATATCAAAAAGATATGTTTCTAAAACGTGGAGCTGATATCCCGATTTGGGCATTAATGGAGCACATGGATTATGGCTGCTTGTTAAAATTAGTAAGGCTTTATTTTGATAAGTATAATCCCAGCTCTCTTCAAAAGGCTGTGACGTTAGGTGATAACTCGAGACATCTCAGAAACGCTTGCGCTCACAATAATGTCCTGATGGTAAATGTATTTAGAGATGATGAAAAATTGAATAGAGTTAACGCCGTAGTTAATACGTTTGCTAGACAAAAGGGCGTTCTCAAATATCGTCAATACCGCAAAGTGAATGACCTTCTTTCACTCATTGCCTTATCAAATGCCTACTGTTCCACTGCGGTCCAATATCATCAAGGTTTAAAGATCCAAAATCTTATCGACCGAATGCAAAGGTATGCATCTGATTACACAAAAACGCCAGAACTGGTTAAAATGTTTACTATTTTTTGTAAAATCATTGACAATAAGTAAAACATTTTGTAAACTATTTTTAGTGGAAGACTGATTAAGTTCAGCGCCCTATGGCTTGTGCGTGCGCAAGTGTAAGGGAACAAAACGTCTAAAAAGAGCCAGTTCGTTTGTCGAATTGGTTCTTTTGCTTTTTCTATAGAAACTGGTGTGAGGTGCTATGACTGAAAAAGAATTGCTTGAGCAGTTCAATGTCTCTATCTGTGAGTTTAGTTCTCACGAGTGGTCACGAAACGGCTTTATCGACCCGATAAACAGGGTGGTTTATATCAATGGGGATTTAGCCCCAGAAATACGTTTAAAGGTCATTTTACATGAATTAGGCCACCTAGAGCAGAACTCTAAAGACTATGAGCGTTTGCGTGAGAAATACGAAGCTCAAGCTAACAGAGACATGATCCGTGGATTGCTCGAAAATGAATCCTTGGATGACTTTAACTACGTTCGTTTTATGAAAAAATATAATCTCACCACAATTTGTGATGAGACATTCGTAAAACATGAATATTTGAAACTACTAAAAAAGCCCTATAATCTCCCTCGCCAAAGTTAGATTATAGAGCTTATGCATCACAGAAAATAGAAAACAGAAAATACACTAACAGTAAGGCAAACCAACAAGGTTATGTTTTCTTTTTCTGTACCCATTTTACCAAAATCAAGGAGATATGACAATGTGGGTAGAACAATTACCAAACGGAAAATATAAATATTTCGAAAGATACAAGGATGCTTATACCGAGAAATGGAAACGGGTGTCTGTTACGCTTAACAGTGGCTCAAATCGAGCAAAGAAAGAGGCTCAACGCTTGCTTGATGATAAGATAGCCCAGAAAATAGAATCATCAAGCACTACTAATGTGTCATTCCATAGTGCTTTCAGTGAATGGTGGGAATTTCACCAAAAGCAGATTAAGTTAAGCTCAATCAAGAGCCTTGCAGCATCCGTTAAGCGAATATCTGACGCTATCGAACAAGGAACAATCTTATCAAATATCAATGTACGACTTATCCAATCATTGCTAGACACTGAAACCTGGACAGATTCACAGAAATATCGTGCTAAGACCGTACTAAATACATTCTTCGATTATGCTATTGATCAACAACTTATAACTGATAACCCATCGAGGAAGGCACGACTTCCAAAGAAGACCAATAAACTTGAGAAACAACAAGCTGCTAAGAATAAATACTTAGAACCAGATGAATACAGTCGCTTATTGAAAGAGCTCTATCGGAAAGATATAACACTGAGATATGCTCTAGCGTGTGAGTTTATGCTCCTAAATGGTTGTCGAATCGGTGAATTAGCTGGTCTGACTGTTTCAGATTACCACAAAGAGACACGTTCCTTGGATATCCACACCTCTTTCAACAGATACATCCCAGAGAACGAGGGAACAAAAACCGTCGCTAGTTACCGAACAACCTACCTCACTAATCGTGAAATGGAAATCATTGACCAGATACTAGAGTTGAAAGAGTTAAGCGAATCAACCAATCCAGATTGGCATCATAGCGATAAAATCTTCACGACCAACACTGGCAAACCTATCCACAGTACCATTTTAAGTGCATCGCTCCAACGAGCTAACACAAGGCTAGAAACACCTATCGACAAGCATCTATCTCCTCACATCTTCAGACACACCACAATTAGCATACTGGCTGAGAACAATGTCCCCCTAAAAACTATCATGGATAGGGTTGGTCATGCCGATTCAGAAGTCACTACTAGCATCTATACCCATGTCACACGAAACATGAAAGACCAAGCAGTCAATATTTTGGATAATATCATTACGAACAATCTTGCCCCTTCCTTGCCCCTTGGGTAG